TTGGTAAGCTCCTAGTCCCTGGGCACCTGTTGCTTTGGTAATAGCATCTTGTTGTAGTTGATCCATTCCAGCAACGGTTGGCGCAAGGCCAGCCATTTGTGCTTTTCTAATATCGAATTCTCTAGCTGTTTGTTTTTGTCCAGCTTGTCTTGCAGCAAAAGCTTCGGCTGTTTCTGCAGGATCAAATTCACCTTTAACTAAAGTTTGAGATACATCCGTTGTTGTAATCGGTGTACCGGCTGTTTGTGTAAGTGTATCAGCATAAGTTTTACCTAATGCCTCTATAAACTCTGCAGGTAATGTTCTAGTTTCTGTAACCATTATACTACTTTTCTCTCTAATGATTTCATTGTATTATACATTTTCTGTGCACCT